TAAATAAGTATGTCTAGTCCAATTTTTATTAACAGATAATTCATTAATAGATACGTCAGAAATATTTTTTGGTATCCAATTATTTAAATGAAGAATATAATTTTTTAAATTCACACCAATAATTTAATTTACCTTTTATTTAAAATCCATGTTTGATTTGTTTCATTCCAAACATAAAAATCTCTATTTTCTATTTGTTCATCTGTTAATTCTGGTTCAGGTACTGGTGGTTGCCAAATACAAGAATCCTCGTTTAAAGTCCAAGATTCATAAGGTTTTTTTGCAATAAAAGCATCTCTATTTGAATCATATTTATATCCAACTCCAGCAAAATTTTTTCTAAATGGAGTTCCACCTAATCTATGAACTCCACCTCTAGTATTATAAGATGTTTTTTTCCAAACATCTCTTGACTTATATAAATTTTGTAAAAATTCTACTCCTTCTTGTTCAGTTGTTGCAATATCATTTGAAACGACATGAACTTCTAAAACTATATTTCCAACTCCTAGTTTTGCAAAATGTGCCATATTAATTTAAGCAGTATAACTACCATCTCCTGTAAATGTTAAAATTGTATCTGAACCTGATGTTGTGACAGTTGGGCTTCCTGATGTAGTTCCAGAATAGTCTGAAGTAGCCATTCTTAATATTACTACTCCACTTCCTCCATCTCCACCTGTTTGATCTGAATGACCTCCTGACCCTCCTCCGCCACCACCGCCAGTGTTTGCAGAGCCATCAGCAGCTTGACGATTGGGAGAAGTTGTTCCACCAAGTCCTCCACCCCCATCTCCACCATCTGCATTTCCATCATTATTTGAATAATCCATTCCGCCACCACCTCCAGCTCTTGTAACAGCACTTCCTGTGATAGAGGACGAAAGACCATCTCCACCATCTGTTACACCATCTGTATTTCCATCTTCTCCAGCACCACCACCACCACCACAATCATTACTTACTTTTTGTCCACCATCATAACCTTGATTTGCAGTTCCTGTTCCTCCAGCTTGATTTGGGTCACCTCCTCCACCACCGCCTGATCCACCATCACCACCAGTTTTATAACCCGGAGAGGGATTACTTCCACCACCTCCACCTCCTATGCTTGAAATATCTGTTATATCTGATCCAGAAATAGAAGATGTGTTTCCATTTGCACCTCTACCTCCACTTGACGTTCTACCAGCACCACCACCACCAACTGTTATTGTATAAACTGTTCCCGGAGTTAAAGATAAAGATGTTTCAGAAGAGCTATTTCGTCCAGAAGCTTCTGAAGAATAAGAATTTCTATAACCTCCAGCACCACCTCCCCCTCCTTGATCCCAACCCCCACCAGCACCACCAGCAATACCATTACCTTGCGCTGCTAATCTTAAATTTTCTGAACCATCAGCTTCTAAACCTGTACCAGCGAAATCAGATACATCAATATCTAATGTTATTTCTGTAGCTGAATCTGTATTTGTAGTGAATGAACCACCAGTTTTTAAACCATCACCAGCAGTAATAGTTATAGTTGAATCTTCAATACCAGCTAATGCAGATACTTGCGTAGATGATGAAACAATACCTGAACCTAATAAATCTAACGAATTAGTTGTAAAGGTTACATTTGTGTTTCCACCATGTCCAAGAATAAATAATTTCTTGTCATCGGTGTCATAGTACGGAATACCATCGACTGAATGGTCAAATGAACCACCAGTTACATCGATAGCTGCCGAACCTGTTAATATTTTGTTTGATGGAGTTAATACATTTCCTTCAACCCCAACAAACAGTAAACCCTCTTGATGTACTGATAAGTCAGAACCCGAAGCGATGATTAACTCACCATTAATCGGGGTTATACTTGCTATACTCTCGAGTTTACCTCTTCTATGTTTAATAGTTTGAGCCATAATAATTTATTTTCCTTTTTTAATAATTAAATCGTAACATTTTAAAGAGTATATACCCCGATTAAAACTCTATATAGAGTTTATATTTTCTATTATAAATATAACTAAAATTCAGAACCATCTAATTCTGTGGTCTGAACTCCACCTTGAAAATGAGTTGAGCCCGTATCTACTAATAATTGTCCACTTCCAGTTGTTAATCCTAAACCGGCTACTGAACCACTATCAAAGCTTACAACTACATCCCCACTTGGTCCTCCACCTAAAATACC